GACTTTTGGTTACCAAGTAGAGAGGGTGGTAGAGGTACAGATATTTCTACTTTACCAGGTGGTCAGAATTTAGGTGAGATTACAGATTTAGAATACTTTAGAAGTAAACTATACAGATCACTAAACGTACCATCAAGTAGACTTGAAGCTTCTAGTGGATTTAATTTAGGAAGATCAACAGAAATAACAAGAGACGAATTAAAATTTACTAAATTTGTTCAAAGATTAAGAAAGAAATTTATTGAACTATTTAATGATATTTTAAGAACTCAATTAATATTAAAACAGATCATAGCCGAAGAAGATTGGCCAATGATCAGAGATAATATATTCTATGACTTTTTACAAGACGGTCATTTTGCAGAATTAAAAAATGCTGAAATGTTGAAAGATAGAATAGCATTAGCTAATGACGTAAGAGACTATGTTGGTAAATATTTCTCTGTTGAGTATGTTAGAAAAAATATATTGAAACAGAGCGACGCTGATATAGAGAAGATAGATAAACAAATCAAATCAGAAATAGATAACGGAATCATATCAAGTCCTGGCAATCAGGTTGTTGATAGTGAGGAGTTATAATAAATTAATGGAGAAATAAGATGAGCAGTGAAGTAAAAAACTTTATAGACAAACTAGGTGCTGGCAAAAACGCAGAAGCCGGTGACGCATTTAAAGACGCTTTAAGAGTAAAAGTAGGTGACGCATTAGATCAAAGAAGAAAAGACATGGCGAGTGCTATGTTCAATGGTCAAGCAATGCCTCATAGTGATAACAAACCACAAGTTGCAACACCAGGTCAATTCAATCAAGACGGTACAATTACAAACGCCGATGGTACAGACGGTAAATCAGCTGCTGAATTATCAGCAGAAACTAAACCTGAAGTAGCAGAACCATCTGCTGATACTGAAGCACCAGCTGAGGCACCAGCAGAAGCACCAGCAGAAGCACCAGCAACGGAACAATAATATGAAAAGAGTTAGTGACATTATGGAAAATAATAAGTTATTTGACAGTGTTGCTTTTAACAGTTTAACACCTGTTATGCAAACAGCCGTCAAAGAGATTTTTAGTACTATTGAAAAAGACGAAGATATTACAGCAGAAAATTTACCACTTAAATTTGAAGAAGCTTTAGAAAATGTCGCTACTCTTAATCAAATAGAAAAAGAAGCATTAGAACAATACTTTGATGATGAGATAAGTGAACATTTAGAAAAAATGGGAGATTAAATGGCAGACACGGTAACAACACAAACTATAGCAGACACTTCAGGTATTAAATTTGTAGTTAAAATGACAAATGTTTCTGATGGTACTGGCGAAACTAACGTAGTAAAAGTAGACGCTAGCGCATTAACTTTTATGACCGAAGATGGTAATAGAAAATTAAGTAAAATATGGTACTCTGTAAACACTCACGATAACAAAGCAGCTATTGAGTTATCATGGGACGGTACTGTAAAATCAACTATTGCTTTATTATCAGGCAACGGTTATTGGGATTTAAGAACACCAGGCAACGAAATTCCTAACAATTCTACTAATCCAACAGGCGATGTACTACTGTCTACAAAGAACTTTGCCAATGGCGATAATTACACAATTATAGCAGAGTTTAGGTAAAAACCTTTATAAATATACGGTAGAGAAAAACAGAGGGAATTTATGAAATTAATATCCGAAGAAGTACAAAACGCCGAGTATCTTGTAGAAGAAAAAAACGGTAAAAAGAATTACAAAATTAGAGGAGTCTTCTTACAATCTGAAATCAAAAATAGAAATGGACGAGTATATGAAAAAGAGATTTTAGAGAAAGAAGTAAGAAGATATAACGCAGAATTTATTAATAAAAAAAGAGCCTTTGGCGAACTTGGACATCCAGACAGTCCAACAGTAAATCTAGAAAGAGTAAGTCATATGATTACTTCTCTATATCCAGATGGCACTAATTTTATTGGTGAAGCTAAGATAATGAATACACCTTACGGTAAGATTGTAAAAGGTCTTATTGACGAGGGTGCTCAATTAGGAGTGTCTTCAAGAGGTATGGGTTCGTTATCGCAAAGAGGTGGTGTTAATTATGTAGGTAGAGATTTTTATTTAGCTACAGCCGCTGACATTGTTGCAGATCCAAGCGCTCCAGACGCTTTCGTAGAAGGCATTATGGAAAACAAAGAGTGGGTATGGGACAATGGCATTCTCGTTGAAAAAGACATAGAGTCTTGGAAACGTGACGTGGAAGCTGCGAAAAGACTTGCTTTAGCAGAGGCTAAGGCGGAAGTCTTTAAAAAGTTTCTTAAAAAACTCTAGTTTTATAAATAGTACTAACAAAATTTATTAACTAGTTAAATTTAATAGAGGAGATATCTCAATGGCCGAAATAGAAAAAAAGATTGAGGCAACAAAAGATGAGCAAGCGGTAGCAGAAAACACTGCTAATCCTAATGCTGATCTTCCGAAAAAAAATGCTGTTGCAGCTGAACCTACTCATCTGAAAAACGATGCAGAGGATTTAGGTGCGGCTGTAGTTAAACCTACAGACAGCAATCCGGATGCTGCTAAATCTACAAATCAAGTTTCTGGCGACGCTCAACAAAAAAACCAAGGTGCTGCTGACCCAATGCCGAAGTTAAAAGAGGGTGCTGAAGAAACTAAATCGGACGATAAAGAAACTGTTAAAGAAGGCGAAATGCCGAAAGCTGCTTTAGACGCTTTGAAAAAACATCAAGATAAAAAAGATGAAGGTTATGGTTCTAAAATGAAAAAAGAAGAATCAGAAACTAAAAAAGAAGACGAAGTTAAGGCTGAGGAAAAAGATAAAGAGATAGACGTTAAAGAACACGTTGACGCTCTTGTTGCTGGACAAACAGACTTATCTGAAGAATTTAAAAACAAAGCTGCTACAATATTTGAAACAGCAATCAAATCTAAAGTTAAAGAAATTGCTGAAGATATGGAAGCAGATTACAATAAAAAATTCGAGGAAGAAACTTCTCAAGCAAAAGCAGAGTTAGTTGAAAAAGTTGACTCATATCTATCATACGTGGTAGAGGAGTGGATGAAAGAAAACGAACTTGCTTTAGAGAGAGGAATCAAAGGCGAAATCGCTGAGGACTTTATCAGTGGTCTTAAAAAATTATTTGAAGATCATTACATAAATGTTCCAGATGAAAAATATAATGTACTTGAAGATCAAGCTTCTAAAATAGACGAACTACAGAAAAAGTTAGACGAGTCTATTGAGAAGAATGTTGAACTATCTAAGCAATCAAATAAGTACAAAGCTGAAGAAATTAAAATGGAAGCAGCTAAAGACTTAACTGAAACAGCAAAAGAAAAGTTTAACAAACTTGCTGAAGAAGTAGATTATTCAACAGAAGCAGATTACAGACAAAAAATAACTACTATTAAAGAGAGTTATTTCAAATCTAAAGACGTTTCTGGTGACGGTATAGACGAAGTAGCGACAGGCGAAGGAACTCAACCTGAGGACCTAAGCAATGCAATGGCTGCTTATAGTGCCGCTATAAGTCAAACTAAAAACATAAAGTTGTCTAACAAATAATAGGGAGATAAAAAACATGTATTTATCAGAACAATACGAAAAAAAATGGCAGCCAGTGTTAGAGCATCCTGATTTACCAAAAATCAGCGACTCTTACAAACGTGCCGTTACCGCTACTGTCTTGGAAAACCAAGAAAGAGCAATGAAGGAAGACAGCGCATTTATGACTGAAGCCGCTCCTACAAACAATACTGCTGGTACTTCAAATTGGGATCCAATTTTGATTTCACTAGTAAGAAGAGCAATGCCTAACCTTATCGCTTACGATATCGCAGGTGTTCAACCAATGACTGGTCCAACTGGTTTAATTTTCGCAATGAGATCAAGATATACTTCAGCTACTGGTGCAGAAGCACTATTTGATGAAGCAGATACAGATTTCTCATCTAGAAATGCTGCTGGTGATTCAGTGACTGCTGACGGTGTGACTGAGCACAGAGGAACTAATCCATCTGTACTTAACGACTCACCTGCTGGCGAGTACACTAGAGGTCAAGGTATGACTACAGCTGCTGCTGAGGCATTAGGTGATTCTTCTTCTAACGCATTTGCTGAAATGGCTTTCTCAATTGAGAAAACTACAGTGACTGCAAGAAGCAGAGCTCTTAAAGCAGAATACACTATGGAACTTGCTCAAGATTTAAAAGCAATCCACGGTTTAGACGCTGAAACTGAACTAGCAAACATTCTATCTGCTGAAATCTTAGCTGAGATCAACAGAGAAGTTGTAAGATCAGTTTACATCAATTCAGAAAAAGGCGCTGCTACAAACACAACTACTGCAGGTATCTTTGATTTAGATACTGACTCAAACGGTAGATGGTCTGTTGAGAGATTCAAAGGTCTTATGTTCCAATTGGAAAGAGACGCAAACAGAATCGCTCAAAGAACGAGAAGAGGCAAAGGGAACATGATCATTTGTTCTGCTGACGTTGCTTCTGCTCTTCAAATGGCTGGTGTTTTAGATTACACGCCTGCTTTAAACAACAATCTAAACGTTGACGACACTGGTAGCACATTCGCTGGTGTATTAAACGGTAGATTCAAAGTATACATTGATCCATACTCAGCAAACTCAAGCGCTAGTCAATACTACGTTGTGGGTTACAAAGGTACTTCACCTTATGACGCTGGTATGTTCTACTGCCCATATGTACCACTACAAATGGTCAGAGCAGTTGATCAAGATACTTTCCAACCAAAAATTGGTTTCAAAACTAGATACGGTTTAGTTGCGAACCCATTTGCTGAAACTGGTGCTGTATCAGGTGCTGTTTCTGGTGTGACTGATTCAGGTACGCCAAATTCAAACAGATACTACCAAAAAGTTAAAGTATCAAACATCATGTAATACGTTGTTTAAACGTTTATTTAAAAAAGGGGGCTTCGGTCCCCTTTTTTTTTGGTCGTATAAATAATATTATGAGTGATATAATTGCAAAAAAGGTGACAGAAAAAAAATGGCCAGGAATGTTAAGGCCAAACAAATTTGGTACTAAAAATCATTTTTATCCAGCAATCAAAGTAAATATTGATTTATCACATAGATGTCCTTTGGAGTGTTTAAGATGTGCTAGACAATCTTATATGCCTGACCCTAATAAAAATGACGGTTCTATGATTAAAAAGCCTATACCAGGCAGAGACTTAACAATGAGTGAAATGGAAAAGATAGTAGATTATTTTGACAAATTACAATTTTGTGGACAATATTCAGATCCAATACATCATCCAAAGTTAATAGAAATACTTAAAATGATTAAAGAAAAGGATAAAAAATGTCAAGTACACGTTGCTTCTAACTATAAATCAGACGAGTGGTTTAAAAAAGCATTTGAAGCTAATCCTGATTGTCAATGGTGGTTTGGTATAGATGGTTTGCCTGGAGAAAGTCATCAATACAGAATACATCAAGACGGCGATATACATTTTGAAAGGTTGAAAATGGCCAAAAAAATGTTAAATACAACACCTATTTGGCAGTACATAGTTTTTTCATACAACGAAAAACATGTAGAAACTGCTATGAAAATGGCTGAAGAAATAGGAGTTATATTTACTGTTATTAATAGTGGTCGTTGGGATAAACAAGATACAGCATTTGATGTTTTAAAACCAAAAACAAAACCTGGAGATAATCATATTATTGATGACTAAAGTAAGATTAAATTTTCCTCATATAAGTGAGTATAATGAAAAAGGACGTGTAGGTAAAACATATACTAAATTGTGGGATGAAAACGATCAACAAATATCAGACGAAAAAAATGGAATAAAAAGTGATAAAACTATTTCACCTATGTGTTTTAGTGGTGAAATGAATTTAGCTGTAGATAACAGAGGTCGTTTATTACCTTGTTGTCATTGCGATACACCTAAAATGTTAAGTGATCCTGAATTTAAAAAATTAGTTGATAATAGTCATATAAACGATTATGATAAGATTGAAGATATACTTGATAATGAGCACTGGCAAGCTTTTCACAAGTCTTTAGAAAACAACAGAGGACCTTGGGCTTGTTGGGATACTTGTAGAGCTAATAAACCAGGAGAGTTAAAACAAGAAATGGTAGTAGCCGAAGAAGGTAAATTAAAGATTTGGGAAAGAAAATAACCTAAATAGATGTATCAATGAAGAACTTATTAAGAACAATATTAGCCATGTTAGTAGTAATAATCTGTATTAAGGTTGTTGCTTTATTTCTGTTTATATGTTATATTGGATACTTTGATCCACAACCATTAAATCCTCTAGATAGTATAGAGAAAAAGATAGATCAGGCGCAAGAAAAATCGCTAGTTTTAACAGGACAAGAGAAAGAATTAGAGAAAGTTGCTACTGAAAAAGAGTGGGAAGAAGTAGATAAGGACACTAATAAATAATAGTATGACAGTATTAAAGAATAGACAACCATCAAAATTAGACTATGCAAGTCCAACGCAGTTTAAATTTAATATTTTAAAACTACCAAAGACAGAATATTTTTGTACGGCAGTTAATATACCAGGAATATCTTTAGCAGGAACACCTGTACAACAAACTATGTTGAAAGATATACCTTTGCCTGGTGACAAACTAAACTATGAAAGTTTATCTATGACTTTTTTAGTAGATGAAAATTTAGAAAACTATCAAGAAATACATGGTTGGTTAAGAGGCCTAGGCTTTCCTGAAGATCATAAAGAATTTCAAAATACACTAACTAGTGGTAATGATAGATTTCCAGGTAGTACAAGCAGTGTATTAGGTGACGCAGGTAGAACTAAATACGCACCACCAAAAACAGGTGGTTTGTATTCAGACGCTACGTTATCAGTGTTATCAAATAAAAATAATTCGGTTGTAGAAGTTAGATTTAGTGATGTATTTCCTATTTCACTATCAGGTTTAGCATACAACCAACAAGCAACAGATGTTGATTACTTAACAGCCTCGGTTACTTTTGAATACAAAATTTATGATTTCGCCTTAACAGGCAAACAAAAAACGGTTACAACATCTTAATAAATAAGGTTGAGTAATATTATGAACAAGTGGAGATATAATGGATTTAGAACAATTACAAACAGAAGCAGATAAAGATTTAAAGATTAACGATATTGAGTTAGATATTGAATCTTTAAAAACACCTCAATTACATAACAAATATTTAAAATTTTTAACAAAGTTTAAATTGTTATTAACACGTGCTGAGGACGAATATAGAACAATCAAAAGGGAAAAATGGGAGTATTATACAGGTAAGGCAGACCCAGCTGTATATACATTAAAACCATTTAACTTAAAAATATTAAAAGCTGATGTACCACAATATATTGACGCTGATCCTGAAGTACAAAAATTAAATCAAAAAGTTAAATATCTAGAAACGGTTACTGATTTTTTAGATAGAACATTAA